CTCTCTCCGGTCGAGTTCATCCCTGCAGGCGACATCCCCAGCAGACGCGTCATCGGAATGTCGGCAGCACCAGACGCAACCTGCATGAAGCGATCCGCGATGGTGTCCAGGCCTCCGAAGTTGTAGTTCTTGCTCTCGTACTCCTCCTCTCCGTCCAGCATCAGGATGCCCTGGTTGCCCTTGAGCATCCTGGCAGCGGAGAAGCGGGCCAGCAGCGCGTCCTCGAAGCGAGGATTCGTGATCTGCTCAGTCAGCCCAGGTATCTTGACAATGTCCGTCTTGGCGTCGAACACGAGCGCAGCGATGTTACCCATCGTGCTGTCCAGATTGCGGCACGTGTCGTAGATCGACTGCAGAAGGCTGTCACCCCACCCACTGTTCCTGTACGAGCTGAGACCCCAGGGAGGCACCTCCTCCCCGACCAGACGAACCACACGGGACCAGTGCACGTACATCGTACCCTGTCTCGTGGAGACAATGTACTCCCTCGGACGACCATAGTTCTCGCTTGTGGCATCGTCCTCCAGCTGTCCAGCGGTGAGCTGCAGACGCCCCATCGTCGTCAGGAACTCCAGGCTCTCGCGCTCAGGATCGAGAGGAACAGAGAAGTCACGCGCGTCAGTGCCTATCAGGATCCCCGCCCCACCATAGAGCCGAGCCATCCACAGAGCAGTGTGCAGCTTCTTCTTCAGCTGGATGCGCGGGGCGTCCTCAACCTTGCGTATCTCGTCCGCGTCCGGCCCATGCCACTGGCGCCAGCGTCTGGTCGCGTCGAGAGCGGGGACGCGGATGGTCTTCTTGATGATCCACGACGTGCGGAAGGCGTCCTCAACCTCCTGGTCACTCAGGATGCGAGGGACATAGGAGGAGTTCTCAGTCTTGTCACTGGACGACCCGAGTCGTGTGGCGAGGTTGACGAGGCCGTCAGCGATGATGCGAGAGACTGCGGTCATGACGCCAGCGCGAAGATGTTGTACATGCTGCCGCGCACCGGCCAGTAGGCCATGACTGCGGAGTCAGCAAGGTTCGGTGACTTGGTCCCGTCAGGAGACTTGTCTATCTTGAGCTTGAGTGTGCTTGTTGCCTGGGACATCGTGGCCTGCGACAGCTCCTTCATGAGCTTGGTGCGCATCGGAAGATCGCGCGGGATGGAGATCAGCTCACTGGGCTCGTAGTGAACATCCTCGGTGACCGCCTTGTGGGTCTTCTCGAAGCGAGAGCGAAGCTGCCACCATGCCTGGGCCTTCAGGTTCTGGTAGAAGTCCTTGTTGACAGGACTGTTCTTGTCCCCCGGAATGAGTCGCTTCTCCGGGTCAATCACGGAGGCACTCGCAGCCCATGGGTGGACGTTCATGTTCTCCGGCAGCAGAGACTCCTCGCGAAGACGGTTGGTCTCCTGCTTGACACCGGACCCAATGCCGATGCTGTCGTAGTTGAGCTCGACAGCCTCCAGGCCGAGGCGCGACACCACTGCACGCGTGGTCACACCCACATCGTCAGCGCGGGGCATCTCGTGGAGGTCGAGCATCATGTAACTCTGGCGCAGGGTCAGGGCAGACGTGTCCCCGCCCTCGTCGGCGACGTCGAGAGCCGCGATGCGCCGTCCCTCGGGCGGCGGCAGTCCGAGTTTGACGTGCGCGTCCACGGCCGAGTTCACCCACTCCGCAGGAATCACGACACCATCGACAGCGGCCGAGTAGTCACGGTCAACTTCCTGCGCGAACAGGTGCAGTAGACCCTCGGCCTGGGCCTTCTTGCGGCGGCGGTCGTACCACTCGTCGTTCTTCTCGGGATGGTCGCGCCAGTCCATGACGAACACGTTCGTGGTCTCCGTCGTGACCTCTCCGTCCCACTCGCGCCCAGACTCACGGCGACGATGGAACACGTTCCCCATCCCGTTCACCGAGGAGATGTCGATCTGGACCCGCGTGTTGTCGCCCAGCGCGGCCTCGATCAGCTCTGGTCGCTCGTAGTGCGCGCTCTCGTCCTTGAAGTAGATGAGCTTCCGTCCACCACGACCAATGTTGTTGCCCGCCTCGCCCGTGATCGTCGCCCCTGTCTCGGGATTCATGATCTTCATGTACGAGATGTGCTGCTGCGCCGCGAAGCCCTCAGGAAGGAAGACCGGCGGCAGGTTCTTTATCAGGATCCGTATCTTCTCAAAGATGGAGTCCGGGTCACCGATCTTGTCCACCAGCTGCTCCTTGCGACTCCCCCAGCCAACGGACGACCCGTCCCAGAGCAGCCAGAGGTGGACAGACACCCCGGCAGCCACCCACGTGGCGCCCATGTCGCGTGCCTTCTCCACCAGTCCGTCAGCCTCAGCGTCGAGAAGCTGGTAGATGCAGGTGATCAGGTCAGCCTGCCGCTCGAACAGAATGAAGGGCATCCGAGCAACTCTGCCTCGTCCTGCCTTCCGCGGATCGTACGTGTCCATCCAGTGGCAGATGAACTCAACTGGATTGTGCTCGTAGAATTTCAGGGCGGCAGCAAACAGCCCGTCCTCTTCGCGATAGCGCCGCAGCATGTGCTGCCGCCACGCCCACACAGACACATAGTCCGGTGGCCACTCCTCGCGCGACAGGGGGCGGGGAGGGGAGGGTGTCACTTGCCCTCAACCTCCTGGCGGTATGTGTCTGCGGCCTCCTGGGCGGACATGTCGGAGCTGATGTCGCGGCGGACGGTCTCCTCGAGCCGAGTGGGCTGCGTGGGGTTGCCGTACCCGCGACTCTCCGCGTCAGTCAGCAGGCGAAGCACGTCAGAGTTCAGGTAGCTCATGATGCGCATCGCTGCCTCCTCGCTGATGCCGCTCTCACCGACCTGCTCTCCCTCCCTCACCTCGGCATGGATGATTGCGGCCTCGATGCGGCTCTCGAAGGCGTCGAGCACCCGCTGGCGCAGGGCCGTGGCCTTCTGCGCGTTAAGCGTAATCTGTGCACGCATCTGCTGCGGCACACCCCCAGGGTTCCCGCTCTCACCCTTCTTGAACTGGGCAGCCTTCTGGGCCTCGCTCATCACCCACTTCTTCTTCGGCTTATTCTCCTGGTCGGGCATTCCGTGTCTCCAATGTCCAGAGTCCGCAGCCCTGAGGGCAGCGGCGGCAGCTCCGGGCCTGTGCCTCGGACTGCGGGCCAGTGGTCCGGCCCCCACGTGCCAGTGGGGAGGAGAGGCACGTGGGGGCCTCCAGCTGGTCGACCCAGCCCCACCTATACGCGAACCTGGCTGCTGCGAAAAGCGTTTTTTACGTGGGTGAGTGTAAATTTTTCTGAGGGTGATGGTGACGTGACGTGTGTGAGGGCTAGTGTCTGGAGGGACACGGGTCCCGAGGTGGGTGTGCGGGAGGGTGGGTCAATACCCGGCACCGACTGATTTTTTCCTTGAATCGTCTCGCGGTATACTGTGGTATACGTTAGTGTCTCGCGGTACGCGCCTCGCGCGACAGGACACCGCAGAGTACCGTCCGTCGGTCCCGGTGCCGTGCCGTACCACACCGGCGCGCGGGACACCGCAGAGTACGATGGTATACCGTAGCGCGCGCCAGTACGCGCCGGTACGCGGGCGCGCGTACCGCGTACCGCAGAGTACGACAGTATACCGTGGTATACTGCGCGGCGGACACGAGAAAACCCCGCCCGCGCGGAGCGGGCGGGGCCGGGGCCGAGGCGCGTTACCCGATAGTTACGAACCCGCGCGCCTCGTCCCACCGGAGGTCGGCGCGCGCCTTAGCGCGCGTAGCGCCGCTAGCGACCACAGCCGCGATGTAGTCGGCCACCGTTTCGGCGGTATAGTAGAGGGCGAAGCGCTCGTGGCTGGCGGTGCCCGGCTTCTTGGGGTTGGCCTCCGTCTGTACCGCTATGGGCGCGGTGGTCGCGTGGGCGGCCGGACGGCCGGACGCGGACGGAGCTTGCACCTTAGCGGCGGCCACGGCGGCGACGGTAGCGTTATTAAGGTTAGTCATAAGTTTACTCCTTGCCCGTTTGGGCGCTGGGTTTACCGCCCTAGGGGCGGCGGGGCGGTACGGTACCGCCTTACGTTTAATATAGGGCCGGGCGGACCAAAAGTAAATACCCGGCGCGAGAAAAACTTAAGTTTTTCGGCGGTACGACCAGCGCCGGGCGGGACACCGCAGCGTACGACGGTATACCGTGGTATACCGCAGGTCAGTATACCGTGGTATACCGTCGGTCAGTATACCGTGGTATACCGTCGGTCAGTCAGCCGAGCGCCAGCCCCACCGACTACTCCGCCAGCCCCACCGACTACTCCGCCAGCCCCACCGACTAGCTCGCCGCTCGTACGGCGGGACACCGCATCGTACGACAGTATACCATGGTATACCGCCGGTCAGTCAGCCGAGCGCCAGCCCCACCGACTACCTCGTCGCGACGAGAACCGGAGCCACATGGTGCGGGGAGCACCAGACCGGCATCACCGCATCGTCCACCCAGACGGACATCGCGCTGCGGCGCAC